TCATACTGCTTTTTTACCAACAATGATCCACTCTTTACCGCGGTCATCATTGTATCTGTCAGTCATTTTCATTGTTTTGTGGCCCAATAGTTTCTGGGTGTCTATCCCTTGCTCACGATACAAGCGCTCGGAAAGTGATCTCTGTTCATGGAAAGTCGGAGCTGTTCCCTCTTCCCAGGTTAGACCGCTTTTATCCCGTGCTTTCTTGAACGTTGAAGTAAGTGTCTTGGCTGACACTTGGTCACCACGACTAGCCTGTGAGGTGCTATGGCGAAAATGAACAAGGTATTTACTCACCACAGCATCTCTACATTTTGAAATAACATCACTCAGAGTAATATTTAACGCTTCATTTCTGAGAGAAAGGGGAATGGCTAATCGAGTTCCTGTTTTCTCCTGCTCAATATGCAGCATATCATCCCATACATCCGAAAACTTCATATTGCAAATATCTCCTAGGCGTTGCCCTGTTACAATGGCAAGCAACATTCCACATTGTAAATAAGGTTGTTGTTGTTCGGCGGATGTATAAATAGCCTTCCATTCCTCCAGAGATAGCCTTTGTCTGCTTATCTTGTTTCGTGGCTGTTTCGTTGCTTGGGCAGGGTTGTATCCTGGCGGAACGTGACCAGCATGTTGAGCCTCCTTAAAAACATCTATTAGTACCATGCGTACAACTTGAGCCATCCTGTTATGACCCTCTGCCTTAACAGCATCTGTTATTTCGGAAATATCAAGTGCTGTAATATCTTTTAGATATTGCATTCCACAATGTTCCCGAAAAAGACGGATTGGTTTAGCTTTCTGTCGAAAAGAGTTTGGGCGCAGCTCGTTGTGTTTCAATCTTTCCTCCTGCACCAATTCATATTTGTCGAGCCATGAAGAAACTGTAATATCCGTGCGGTTTCCTTTCATGCGAGCTAGGCGCTCGTTAATACCAAGGATCTGCCTGGTTCGCTGCTCTGCAATAATAGTATTTGCTTCACTTGCCACCTGCTTTGCTTCAGCTTCGTCCGTGCCGAGGCTGTGAAAACGACCAGATATCGGGTGTTTGTATTGCCAGTAAACCTTTCCGGTACGTTTATCAAGTTTGCAATATAGGTTTGGAATAGTGATTTTATGGGTACGCGGTCTAGCTGCCATCGCTAATTATCCGTCTCAGTTTTGGGTTAACATTTATTGGAAGTTGCGGTTCAGCAACTACACCTATAAAACGAGCTTCTTTGTCAACCATCCAGCGCCGTCCGACTCTCATCGGTGGTGGCGCTATCATCTGACCTTTAGCGTATTTTTTTAATACTCGCTCGCTAGGGGCTTCACTGCCGAATTCATCTTTCGCCCATTCGAGTAAAGAGACCATACGTGACATTTCTTCTCCACATACCGGCTGCACCCGGTTATCGAACGTTATAAGCACATGACGAGCAACCACCACGAATCCCGTCATTACATCTTCTGCATAGCTGGTGGTCTCGATCATCCTTATCTGTTTCGTACATCTTCAGTTTGGCAATCACCGTTTTAGATTCTGGGAGAATCTGTTTGCGAAGGTTTGCAACTTCATCGGCTAATTCCATAAGACGGCAATGAAGGTCCTTTGCTTCATCCTTATACCAGGCTAAATCATCCCGCATACGCCTCCATCGCCGGCGCTTTAATTTACTTGGCATCAGTCATCATCCTCATCATCGTCGTCATCGCAGGATGCGAGCAATGGATTCATTCGCCGCCCTACCTGGCAGGCGTACCCGCGGCGACCGAGGTTGTGTAGCACGCTGTAGATTTCGAACATTTCGGTTCGCTCATCACCAATATCAAGCTCACAGGCCAGCGTGTGGCATTCAGTAGCGAGTGCCGATATCTTCTGAAGCAGTTCGACCTTATTCACCTTTCACCTCCTTCGGGGCGGCTGGCAGCGGCATCCAGTGGGTGACAATCCCGCCGCCCTCGCTTTCAACCCACCACCGATCGCCATTCCATGAACAGTTCCATTGATAGTGTGATTTCCCCAGGTCATTTTGCTCTTCCACATAGCACCAGTAACGGCCACTATCTTCTGGCAGGCGCTCGCTTACCGGAATCCATTTACCCGGCACGGTAGCGGGTTCACTGCCGGGTGACTGCGGGGCGGATGCGAGCATGGCGACGCGGCACTGATTCCACCCGTTGGCATAATTTACGGAGTAGTGGACGCCATCTTTCACATACTTGAAACCTCTCCCATCTTTCAGTTTCTGTATTTCATCAGGAACAGATACCGGCACTGGCTGCGCGTGGCGATAGAGAAGCACATCTCCCATCTCTTCGCGCTCAGGAGGCCACACATCGGCATCAGCACCACTTCGGAGATAGTCAAGGTTAGCCTGGTCAATTATCGCCACCGGCTCGCTGTCCGCTGCCGGCTGCGCTGGCGGCATATCTGGACCTTTGCGAATGGCTTTTGCCAGCTCGATAGGGTCATCGTACAGCCAGTCTCCTGTTTCAGGGTGATTGGCTTCTGCCAGTTGGGCGGCCCACTCCAGGCCGTCTTTGTGTCCCTGCAGGTAGTCGAGAGGCATCTCAACCGGCTCGCTGTCCATTGCGGCCAGCGCCATACGGGCCAATGCCGAAGCCTCACCGCATTGCACATGGTCAGTCTCGATAATGTTGAGTAGTGTTTCTCGTGAAAATTCGCTCATTTCCGGTCCACCTTAATTTTGCTGAGCGCCTCAAAGTGCCTGCGCATAGTTGCCTGTACTTCGGGATGCTGCCAGTTGGTATGGATTCCGCCGTCTTGGTCTATAGTGAATTTACCGGCGTTTTCTGTGAGAACCCGCTTGAGGCGTTGTTCGTAACTTTCGATTTTGAACATCACTCAACCTCCCACTTGATGCCAGCGGCGGCCAACGCCGCGTTAACTTCTGCCTCGGGGTATGCGTATATTGCGCAGTGCGCCGCAGTGAACTCTCGGCGATGCAAAACGCTAATAGGCTTCGGCAGCTTCACGGTGTGTGACTCCAGCTCGGCGATGCGCTGGCGCAGTGCTGCGATCTCCATCTCTGCAGCATCGGCATAATGGACGTTTTCATTCTCCAGCGGCGGCAGGTCCGGGGTTTTCACGCCAAACAGTGCCGCCAGTGCTCGGTAGTTCTGTTCGCTGTGATAGCGACCTTTGCAGCGGACCAGTTTTTCAGCTGCTGCGCGGATGGGTTCCATATCATCGATATACGCTTTGAGTTTATCAGCGCGGAACCGCTCGTTATCAAAGCTGGTGCGCCAGTTTTCCCTCTCCTGCTGCGCCTTCTCCAGCGCCTCTACCAGCGCGAGAACGTTGGCGGGGTTAGCCAGGGCGATGAACTCCCCATTCCTGTCTGTCTGAACTTGGGTGAAATCACCACTATCGACATAGAGGATTGAGCCCTGAGATTCATCACTGCCTACGTCATACTCAATGCTGGTATTTTTCGGAAAATAAACCCATTCACCCGGAGTAGCCTTCTCTGCTGCCGCTTTCAGGCTCTGCGCCAGTTCGGTGATATCAGTTGTCAT